ATTAAAATTCAATATACAAGATTGAAATAATGGAACATATACCATTTCATATTCTTCTACAATAAAGTGTGTACTGGTATTGCGAAGATCAATAATTTTTTCAAGATTGATACGAAGAGGATCTTTATTATTTGTAAATACTTGTTGGATACAGTTTTCCAAAGATAAAGTTCGTTCTGGATTATCTTTATAATATATACTATTTTCGCCTTTTGCTTTTATCATATAAGCTTTAAGCATTAATTCCCAGGCATTGCAGATAAAGAAACTAAAACCTTCAATTCTATATTTGATTGTTGGTTTATTGTATATTTCTATTGCCATGGTAAAAGCTTCTTTTGATTTGTCAAGTAGTTTTTCTGTAAGGTCCATATGTTTACTCCTTATTATACCTGCTGTACTTTTTACTGCTTTGTCAGAGTCTGACAAAATAAATCTATTTCAATCTCAACCGAATCAATTCCTCACTATACCCAAGTGCCAGTGCGATCTGATTCGTCGTAAATTCCTTCATCCATTTGTCATGATCGTAATTATTATTGATTATATCTTCAACCAAACGTTTGAAAGTATTTTTATCGCATAAGACAAATTCATAAAAGTGATTCATTACTTCACAAGCATCTTCAAAAATTGTTTGAGAATAAAATTCTCTTAAATTATAAATTTTTCCTACAAGATATGTTAAATATGGTTCATTAAAAGAATCTGAATGTACACGTGTAGAAGAATATACGCCATCGTTATATAATGATATGCTGCTAAAATTTGAAGCCATAATCTCAAAGTAGAGTGCCTTTAGGTAGTACAGAAGAGAATCTTCCTGTTTACCTGAATCACCTAGCCATTCAGCCATGGATCGATAATTACATGTTAATAAATTGAATTTACTATTTTTCATGTATTCAAATTCTCGATCATTGAATATAGACCAAATGATCTTATGAAAATCATAATTATTTGGACATGATTTCTTAGCAGATATATATTCGTCAATGCCTATCCCTAATTTGATTCTGTGGTTAAACAGATCAATATAATCTTTGTGATTTTCCACAAAATATTTTCCCTTATTAGATAGAGAATAAAATTTTATATGATCAGCATTTAAAATATGCATTAATTCATCAGAGGAATCAGTAGCTAATAGACGATTGATCAAATCTTCTTTGTTCCCTGATACATGTAGACGTAATTCTCTTAACAGAGCTTTTAACTCTGGTATTCTTAAAGAACGTAAGATATCTACCAATTCAGCATCTTTATAATAACCATCTTGGACTAATTTTTTATGAAATTTAGATGGGCTTTTGATTTCAAAATCATACTGGAAGTATCTTGGATATTCGTTGTCGTCCATGATCGGAGTTCCAGTACTGTATCTGTCGAGGAATACAGCTGTATAAAACTCTCTTTTTTTTAGGGAAACTTCTGAATCATTGACATAAGATGATGAATCCAAGGCGATGTTAGAAGTTGATGGTTCATCTAAAACTTCTTGCTTAGGTTCTTCGGGTTTCGACTTTCTGAAAAAATCAAAGATGCTCATTCTTGATGTTCCTCCTCTCGTAGTTTCAGGGAGATTCTGTACTGATCAGCATCAGGAACATCAACAAATTCCACTGTTTTATCAAAATTATTCTTAACAACATCCTTGATCTCATCTAAGGAAACTCTGAAAAATTCTCTTCTTTGGTTTACAAGGTTTAATTTACGATCTTCAAAAGCTCTATGTAAGGCTGCTTCCAATGCTGGAGCATCCTCTGAAAAGATCATTGCATGTACATCAAATTTGAATGGAACAGAAGCATCTCCTAATTCATCTACACGATCTTGTGGATTTAATCTACGTGTCATACCGATTTTGTAAATACCTTCACCGAATGATCCAATGTTAGAAATTACATATACATAACCAGCTTTTTGGTTAGCCTCTCTGTAATCAATATCCTTGATTTTAGTGTCAATCTCGGAAAGAGATTGTATGATTTCCTCTTTCTTTTGATTTAAATCTTCTATATTGTCATCAGAAGCGGTTAAAATTTGATGATTGATATTAGAAAGGGCTTGTTCGTAATGTTTGCGTTCTTTATCAATATTTTTACGTTGTTCTTTTAGTTCTTTTTGTAATCGAGCTTCTTCACGCTGTTGAGCTCTTAATTCTGCCTTTTGTTCCTTTTCACGCTGTTTTTGAATCTGATATTCGAGAGCTAATCTAAGCTCTTGAATTTTCAGATCATAGTAATGAGCGGTTATGGAAATTGACATTGTTACACCCAATTTAGCAATAGCATTGAAACTTCGTTCCATTTTCTTAACAGATGTATCATAGTTATTGTATTTTACCTTACTAATAATCTCATCACATTCACTGTTGAACGCACGAAGCAGTAGCTTCTGCATGTCTTTTACTAACTTTCGTCCTTTGGCTTCACTACCATTTACTTGCCATCCTATGTTCCCGGATACAGCTGTATCATCCTTGATCATTGCTTTCTGCTGGTTTCGTATATTTATGAGCTCTGCTTTATAAGCATCAGCGTTAGTAAAAGAGTAGCGTGGTTCATATAACCCGAAATCCTGAACAAGAACTTCATCAGAGAAAGTAATAAGTTCATTTTTCAATTCTTTTATATTAGAATTTAGCTCATTAATTTCGTCATTGTAAGCAAGAATAAGCGACTTTTGCTTAGAAATTTCTTCCATGTACTTATCATACTGTTCTGAAAGCTTTTGTTCTTGCTCCATTTTATCATGAGCAAATTTTACTTGTGATTCAGAAATCTGTTTTTGTAAAGATTCCAAATCCAACATTTCAGGTGTAAGCTTCGATTCCAATTTAGCTTTTTCGATTTCAAGATTAGCAATTGTTTTTTGCATTTCTAAATTAGAATTTTCTAATTCCTGAATCTTATCATTTAATTCGTTGTTTCCAAATATTGAATTTAATAACCCCATTATGTTCCCTTCATTTTGATTTTAATCTTAACTTAATTAGTTTTTCAGTGTACCCAAGAGCGAGTGCAATTTGTTCAGTTGTATATTCTTGATATTCTAAGAATGTTTCGTCAGGTACCAGAAGTTCCATAGCAAATAAATCAGCTTCTTTTTCGTATTTTGTGGTGTTAAATCCAGTATACGTATCCATGAAGAGAGCGTTAGCCTTTTTATGCAGTAGCATGTGGCCTAACTCATGGGCGCAGACAAGAATCTGTTCATGTTCTGGAAGAGAATCATCAATATAGATAATATTATTTCTTTGAAAATATTGATAAAACCCTCTGACACCTTCAAGTGGCACTGGCACAAGAATAACATTTAGTCCTTTGATAATCTCAAAAGGATTTCTTGTTTTGTGTTTCTTGACAAGCGAATTTACAATCTTTTTTATGTCCATTCACATCAGTCCTTTTTGTATTTTTTAGGTGTATATTTTTCCTTGTTCTTTTTCTTAGCCATCTCCATCCCAATTTCCATTGCGTTTAGAATAGATTCAATTGCTTCAGGAGAAGCGGGATCGCCATCAAACATTAATCCTTCCTGGGATAATAATTCAGCCTTGGTAGAACTTATAATATCTAAAATATCGCGTTTATCTTTCTGTGATAAAGTTTCGTCCGATAGAGAATCAGTTCTTTCCATAGGTACATCATACCCCATCAACCATGCTTCAGATATATTGAATTTTTCTGCAATTTGAGATAGTCGGTTCTGTCTCGGGCTTCTTTCACCACTTAAATACATTGACATAGACGACTTTGGAATACCAGTACGTTGACATAGGTCGACTTGGTTAATATTTTTTATATGCATTAACTCTTGAAGCCTTGTGCTTGTGTCTTTTTTCAAATGAACACCTTCTTTCTTATATGTACTATACTCGGATTATAACATTAAAAGTTCACATTTACAATGAATATTTGAAAAAAAGTTCCGAAAATGTGAAAAAAAGAATTGACAAGTGTAAATGATGTGTTATACTAGATATAGGTTCACAAAAACGGAACAAAAGAAAGAAGGTGATTAACTTGTTCGCAGAGCCTAAGTATGATTATTCAAAATTACGCGGACGAATTAAAGAAAAATGTGGAACAGAAGGCACATTTGCGAGAGAGATAAGACGATCACATAACTATTTGACAAACGTTTTTCAGGGAAAGTCTTATTTTTCGCAGAAGGACATTGATCGGGGATCAGAAGTTCTTGGTATTATTCCTAATGAGATAGGAGTATATTTTTTTACAAAAGAAGTTCACAAAAACGAAACTAAATAACCAAGGGGTGAGAATATGGGAAGAAAACCAGATATCACGATAACTAGTGATTATTTGAATTATGTAAGAAATCAAATTCAAAAAGCAATTACAACGCTCTGCCAAAAAGAATATCTAGATGAAGAAGATGTAGTTGCACTCCTTCAAATGACAGAAGCGTTGCAAAGCTTAGGGACAAAAGCTATTAAGAAGCGTGTTATTCAACGTCCTTATAAATAAATTGAATAGCACTGTCCGGTAACAAATAATTACAATGTTTAGAATTCGCATCTAGCATAAAACAGATACTGGAATCATTTAGATATTCATCAAAGAGTATATCGATATAGTATTTTTCAGGAGCAAGAAAACTAGTTATGAAACGATCTTTGTCAATATCTAAAGCCCAAAGCGATGAATTTACTTGTAAATATGAATTGCAGTTATCTTTAATTAAAGATTCAATGGTGGTTGAATCGCAAGATACGGTTTCCTGATCAATGTAGAAAATGTATTTCATACGGATTTCTCCTTTCTTGAATACTCGGACATGCCAGTGCCCTGTGAATTAAGTATAGGAGATATATGAAAGAAAAACAACAGAATAATAGCAGATGGCTTAATCCTCTGTCCGATACACGTAACCCCGAAACCCTCCCTAAATTGGTTAATTATTAAAAATAGCACTCAATCGGGCGGAGACTTAAGCCATCTGAAGAAAGGCAGGTGATAAAGGTGTTCAGGGACAGGCTTAAAAAAGTAATGGTAGATCAAAATATCAATCAAGTAGAGTTGTCCAGAATCTGCAGTGTAAGTAGATCGACCGTCAGTAAGTGGATGTCCGGAGATTCGGAACCGACAAAAGCAAGACGAAATGAGATTGCAGAAGCATTTGATCTTCCAGAGAATTACTTCGAAGAGACAGTAATTCCTAAAAAGAAAATAGAGACGTTAACCCCGAAAGAAGTTGCGTATTTGATGGGAATGGGGGTTCCAACAATCGAAAAAGGACTGATTCAAGGGATTTTTCCATGGGGATATGCAATCCGGACAAGTGAAAATAAGCATAGATATTTCATAAATGCAAAAAAGTTTTTTGCAACTGAAATGATAAGTGTTTGAGAAAGGAGCATGAGATGAAAAGTGAAACAAAAGCCATGATCTGCACGGCAGCGGTGCTGATCGCAATGGGAATATTTAAGGAATTAGCAGCGTTGTGTTTGATCACAGCGATGATCTATGAGGAAGGAGTGAAGAAATTTGATAAATAAGATTTTAAAAGAGCTTGATCATATGATCAAATTTCAAGAGAAAGAAATTGAGCTAGATATGCAGGCGGAAGAGTTAGAAGGCAAAATACACTTCGAAACCGCAAAGCTTCTTGCTTATGACGAAGTAGCAAGAATGATAAAAAAATGTGCCCAGGAAGCGGCAACTTCCGAAGGCACAGATGTAAATACACAAGAAAAGTATAACACAGATCAGAAGAAAAGTGAAATCAGAAAATTGGTAGTTGAGATCTTTGATCTATCGTTGCGACTGCAAGAAATGACAGATGGAACTATAGATTGGCGAGAACCAGGTGTTCCATGTGTACAAGCTGAATATCATGGAGCTACCGCAGTGCTAAGCGTTAAGATCTGGGAAAATGGCTTTAGTGCAGAACAGCGACCAGATTACAGTACAATGCTGTTTCTCAACAATCCGAACTGTATGATCGAAGCATGGTATCTGAAAGAAAAATTGATGGGACTATTAGAAGAAAGAAGAGGAAATGACAATGGGAAAGATGATTCTGATCACAACTGATAATGAGGTAAAAGAGCTGGAATATCCAGACGTGGGACTTAAATCATGGAAAAAGTTGAAAGAACACATCGGAAACAGATGTGAGCTAATTGAACACGTACAGCCCAAGAGATTATATACAGAGATTGGTGCAGGAATTGAGATTAAAAATGTACCAGGATCAAAAGTAAGCATGTTGGTTGATGAAGAATTTTATTTTCATTGCGATGAAAATAAATTAAATAAGATAGCTTCATGGCTGTATGAGACAGATCGCCATGGATACCAGATTCTTGGTAATGCCTTGATTATTGGAGAAAAGTATGGAAATGCAGGAATTGAGTTTTGTGGAATGTCAGAAGAACAGTTTGATCTTGTCTTTCCTAAATTAAAAGAATTGGGAAAGAGGTTTAAAGATGCAGGAGATTGAGATTAGCAAAGGAATCAAACGGATCCAGTTCGATTCCTTTGATTCCTGGTTAAATGCCAGACACGGAATCGGTGGATCTGATGCATCTGCGGTATTAGGACTCAATCCATATAAAACCAATACTGATCTTTATTTAGAAAAAACAGGACAGCGGATCGCTCCGGATATTTCAGATAAGGATTATGTGAAGTATGGACATGATGCAGAGCCGCTACTAAGACAATTATTTGCTCTTGATCATTCAGAATACAAGGTTGAATACTTCGGAGACAACATGATCAGAAATGAAAAATATCAATGGGCACATGCTTCCTTGGATGGAGAGCTTACAGATCAGGATGGAAGAAAGGGAATCTTAGAGATCAAGACTACAAATATCCTACAAAGTATGCAGCGAGAAAAATGGAATGATCGAATCCCTGATAACTACTACATACAGGTTTTGCACTATCTACTTGTTACAGAATATGATTTCGTTGAGCTTCGGGCACAGCTAAAGTCAGAATGGCAAGGGCAGATAAGGTTGCAGACAAAAGATTACCATATTGAGCGATCAGACGTAGAAGAAGATATTGAGATATTAAGACAAGCAGAAGAAGAGTTCTGGCAGAAAGTTCAAAGAAGGCAACAGCCAAACTTGATTCTTCCAGAAATATAAAAGGAGAAATTGTTATGAATCGATACGATGAATATATGAAAGAGGTTCAAAAAAAGAAAAAAGAAAATCAGGCTATTGTAAATAAAATTGTGGAGATTTTAAAAGGCAATAACCTGACGGTTGAACATATTGAAGTCATCTTAAATATGACTCGTGAAGAGGTGATTAAAACGGCGCATCTGTAACAAAATCTGAATCGGAACGATTTTGGAGAGTAGAGTAAATATCATTGAAAAATGAAGTAAGTAATTCGGCTTCTCCATATAGTTCATTACCGGGATACAGATCAGATGAATCAATAAAGGAGAAACATATGGAATTTAAGATATACAATCCACAGGAAGAAGGATTCCTGAAAGAGATTGATTGGAATTATGAAGAGTTAAAAACAGAGATCCAGAAGAAAGCAAACGACTATATGAATCTGGTCTATACAGCAGATCAGATTAAGGATGCAAAAAAGGATCGTGCTAATCTTCGAAAATTTGTAACCGCATTAGAGAACAAAAGAAAAGAAATCAAACGACAGGTCATGCAGCCATACACAGCTTTTGAAGAACAGGAAAAAGAACTGATCGGCATCGTTGATCAAGCGATTGGAAACATTGACATCCAGATCAAAGGATACGAAGAAGCAACACGGCAAGAAAAATTAGAGAAAATCAAGGGAATCTATTCAAAGACAATCGGTGATCTTGATCGCACGGTTCCATTTGAAAAAATCTATAAGGATTCTTGGTTAAATGTATCAACGACATTGAAATCTATCACAACAGAGATCGCAGAGATCAGAGATAAAGTTGACAGCGATCTGAAAGTAATCAATGCAGATACAAGTCCTTATGTTTTTGAAATGAAAGAAGAATATCTGAAAGCTTTTGATCTGAACGCTGCAATGATGAAGAAACAGAAGTTAGAGGAGACCGCCAAGAAGAAAGCCTTATTTGAGGAAGAGCAGAAGCAGAAGGAAGAGCAGAGACAGCAACAGTTAAAAGAAGAAGCGCGGAAAGTGGCATCTGCTGGCGAAAGCAAAGAAGCATCAGAGATGCCAAAAGAACCGGCAGAAGTTCCAAAACCTAAACGTACGGAAGAAAGAACTGTAGCGATTACATTTCGTTGTGTTGTAAAAGAACACAACTTTGATGAAGCGAATGCGAAGATCAGTATTCTTAAGAAAACATGTGAAGAATTTGAAATCATAAGTCAGGAGGAATTATAAGATGGCAGTTGGAAACAGTTTAGCAAACAGACAGCAGAAAACAGGATTAACGGCATATCTTACAAATGATGCTGTAAAAAATCAGATTAATAATGTAGTCGGTGGTAAAAACGGAGATCGTTTCATTGCTTCTATTGTATCTGCAGTACAGGTTAATTCAGATTTACAGGAATGTACAAATCCATCAATCTTAAGTGCTGCACTACTTGGAGAGTCTTTAAAACTCTCTCCATCACCACAGCTTGGACAGTATTACATGGTTCCATTCAGAAACAACAAAAAAGGATGTAAAGAAGCACAGTTTCAGCTTGGTTATAAAGGATACATTCAGTTAGCGATCCGCTCAGGGCAGTACAAAAAACTAAACGTTCTGGCAATTAAGGATGGGGAATTGGTTCGATTTGATCCACTGAATGAAGAAATCGAAGTAAATCTGATCGATGATGAGGAAGTAAGGGAAGAAGCAAAGACGATCGGATACTATGCAATGTTTGAATATACAAACGGTTTCCGAAAAGCTATGTACTGGTCCAAAAAGAAAATGGAAGCACATGCATTAAAGTATTCCAAAGGGTATGCAGCAAAAAAAGGATATACATTCTGGGAGAAAGATTTTGATGGAATGGCTTATAAGACAATGCTTCGCCAGCTGATCAGTAAATGGGGAATCATGAGCATTGATATGCAGAATGCAATGGAATCTGATATGGCGGTGATCCATGAAGATGGAACAAAAGATTATGTAGATACAGTTTCAGAAGAAAATATTGTAGCAGATCAGGATCTGCAGGAAGCAGTAGAGGAAACGACAGAACCAGAGAAACAGGAACCGCAGGAAGAAACAGCAAAAGAAGAACCACAGCAGTTCTTTAAATAAAAGAAAGGAGCAACACGATGAAACATTTTAATTTAGAGGAGTTTGCAGGAGGGAAGCTTTCAGTACAGCTCAATAAGGCTTTAGAAAAAGTCACTGAAAACATTCAGGATCCCAACACAGATGCACAGAAGGTAAGAAAGATTAATGTGTCAATCTCTCTTCGTCCAAACGATGAGAGAAATTTTGTATCAACTACAGTTGAAACGAAGTTAAGTCTTGCACCAGAGCTTGGAGCTACAACAGCCCTGAGTATGGGACGTGATCTCCGTACCGGAGAGGTTGAAGCGATCGAGATTTTTAACCAGATTCCGGGACAGATGAGCGTCAATGATGTGATTGATCAGGAAGAGGAAGAGCCACAGAAAGCCTTTGATCCGGACACTGGGGAAATCTATGAACCAAGCAACAAAGTCATTGATTTAAGAAAAACAAAACAGGCATAAACAGGAGGTACATAACAATGGATAACACATTTTTAAGAGAAGCAATGGAACATATAGAAGAATTGACAGATAGTGCAAGAGAGCCACATGTTGTAGAAATCGCAGGAAAGACTTATTGCGATAAATCAATGTCAAGATACGACAGAGAAGAAATGGCAGATCCTCTGACAGCAACAAGCCTTAATTCTCTGATCGATTATATCAGTGGAAAGAGTGAAGAGTTAAGAGAATCTATGATCATTCACGTAGAATCTCCAACAAGCGTAAGATTACTATCTGGTCTTACACGGGAAAGAAATCGAGAAGAATTATTCCGCGTAGGTACAAATCCAAATGGTTTTGATTTCGATCATTACTATGATCAGGAAGCGTTTGTAATTAATATGCAGACTGCCTTTAAACAGAGTGATGAAACAGAACTGATTCTTTCAGTTGCCGGAAACGTAGAAAATAAAACAGTAGCAAACTATGGAGATGATGGAGTCAGCCAGAAAGCTACGATCACAAAAGGTATTGCAGGAAAAGAAGATGTGATCGTACCGAATCCGGTAACACTTCGTCCATATCGTACATTTTTGGAAGTAGAACAGCCAGAAAGCAAGTTTATCTTCCGAATCAGAGAAGGTTCCGATGGACAGCCAATGTTTAAATTGGTAGAAGCTGATGGTGGCCTCTGGAAGTATGAAGCAGTAGATGCTATCAAGAAATATTTAACAGAGAATTTACCGGGAGAACTGTTGAAAGTGATCACGATCATCGGGTAACAGTTATGGAGACAGTTAGATTTACAGTCCCTGGTGCTCCGAAAGGAAAAGCCAGGGCAAGAACTGTCCGTAGTAAAGGTGGTGGAACATTCTCATATACGCCAGAAGGTACTATGTTATACGAGAATCTGATCAAGTGCTGTTACAGGCAGGAATCAAACAACATCATTTTTAATGACGGACAGCCCTTAAAAGTAACGATCATAGCTTATTATCCGATCGTTAAGAGTACAAGCAAGAAAAAGAAACAGCAGATGTTGGAAGACCTTATGTTTCCAACGAAGAAACCAGACATTGATAACATTGCAAAAAGTATTCTGGATGCATTGAATAAATTAGCATACAGAGATGATACGCAGGTGGTAACGCTGCATATGGAAAAGCATTATGCAGAGGACCCACGAGTTGAAGTAGAGATAGAAGAAATCAAATAAGAAAAAGGAGAATCGTTTTGGCCAGACATAAGAAACGAGGTATCGAATATTTTTCTTTGGATTGTAATTTCTTTTCGAACAGGAAGATAAAGATCCTGAAATCCAGATATGGAGCAGATGGGATCACAATTTTTATCTATCTTCTTTGTGAAATTTATAAAAATGGATATTACATCATTGTAGATGATGATTTTTACTATATCGTGTCGGATGATCTGAACATGAATAGTGACAAGGTGAAGCAAGTCTTGACATTCTTACTGGAACGGTCGATGTTTGATAAACAGCTTTTCCAGTCGGACGCTGTCCTAACTTCTGCCGGAATACAGGAGAGATTTCAGTTAGCAGTAAAAACAAGAGCTAAGAAGAATCCAATAAAAGTCGACAGGTTCTGGCTTTTAAATGAAGAAGAAACAGAACCTTTTATTAAAGTTACCCATTTTGAAGATAATTCTGAGAATAATACGGATAATTCCAAGAAAAATAATGATAATTCCCGAGAAGAATCCCTAAAGGAAAGTAAAGTAAAGGAAAGTAAATATTATTATAGCAATCCAGATCTGAACAGAGAGTTCTGTCTTTATCTTGATATGAGGAATCATACTGGACAAACATTATCTGCAGAACAGATCAATGCCTTGAAAGAAGAACTAGATTCTCTGGCTGAGAATGATTCTGATAAGTTGGGCATTGTAAGAAAAGCATTTGGTGGAGGATATAAGAGTTTCTTCCCTACATCAAAGAAACGGAAGAAATCAACACCGAAACCAAAGAAAGAAGAAACTATACACAATTTTACACAACGAGAAGTGAAAGATTGTGATTACGAGAATCTGGAGAAGCAGTTGTTAAAGAAACAGTTAGGAGATGACATAGTGTATGGATAGGATTAACAGACAATCAGTAGTGTTGAAGTTGCTGAGATGGTAGGTAAAGCACATAACAAACTGATGAGAGACATAAGAGAATACATTGATCAATTAGCACAGTCCAATCTTGGACACGACGAATTTTTCAATGAATCAACATATGTAGTAATAACAATCGAACTCGACCATGTTACCAGATCACAAAGAAAGGATGCGAATTTATTGCTCACAAGCTTACAGGTGTAAAAGGGACAGAGTTTACAGCAAAGTATATTGATAGATTTCACACGATGGAGCAAATCATTGCAGATCATATCCCACAAGGAAAGGAATTGCTAGCGTTAGCAGTATTAGAAGTTCAAAAGACAATAAATGATCTACAGAGTAATAATGCTGCATTGTTAGAAGATAACAAGAGAATGAAACCAAAGGAAGCGTTTGCCGATGCTGTGTCCACGAGCGATACATCTATCTTGATTGGAGAGTTAGCTAAGATTCTTCGGCAAAACGGAGTGCACACAGGTCAGAATAGATTGTTCGCATACCTGAGAAATAATGGATACCTGATCAAAGGTGGATCAAGCAAAAATATGCCAACGCAGAAATCCATGGAAGCAGGGTTGTTTGAAATCAAGGAAAGAACGATCACAAATCCAGACGAGAGCATAAGAATAACAAGAACAACGATGGTTACTGGTAAAGGGCAGCAGTACTTTATTAATAAGTTATTGGCAGTAATGTAAAGTAGAAAGGAGTACCATCACAGACAACTTAATTCTTTACCTGATTAAGATTTCTCAAGTAACTATTAACAAATCATACGATGTAAACATATTTTTTCAAGTTTCTGTTTATTTTCATGATCTAGATTCAGTATTACAATTATCATTTTGCAAACCACAAACAAGGAATCGCAATGAATTATACAATCAGGCAAAAAGTAATAGGACAGTGATTGGGATAATTCATTGTTTCAGGTAAAGAATTAAGTTGTCTGTGATCATACGAGTAAGAGGAAATAACGATGGGAAAATTAGATAAAGAGCAGGAAGCAAGAATGGCAGGAATGGCATATGCGTTAGGCATTGCAGAAAAAAAGGGAATTGATGGATTAAGAAAAGAGCTTCAGATGCGAGGAGCATTGAGAGTTGGACTTCTGATCGACAACGACAGATTAGATAAAGCTTTTGAAATCCTAGCAACAACACTCTATGGAAACATCATGACAACAGCATTATCAGCACTGGCAGATAGCGAAGGATTTGGAGAAAAGAGGCTTCGAAGATTCAAAGAAGCATATGATCATAAATCCATGTGCCTGGTATCTCTGGATCAGTACGCAGAACATTTTGTAACATTTGAAGACATGGCAATTGATTTAAAGAAACGTTATAACATCGACATGAATGCAGAAATGATTGCATCAAACCAGGAAGTGATCGATAAAGGGCGAAGAGTGTTACCGAATGTGATTAAGTTATTGGAGTATGAGAATCAACACGAGGCAGCAGACGTATTAAGAGAGCATTTACATGAGGCGGTGGCAGTATGGTAAACAAGAAAGAATTTAAAGGCTACATCTGTGAGATCACAGGCAAGTCAATTAAGGACATGAAGCTGTGTCCGGACAAGCAGCAGAAGCTAAGGGTTCGGATCAAGTGTGATGATAGTTGTATTCATTGTGAGAAGGAGAAAGAACATGAATGTGATTAGAATAAGTGAACGAAAAGGTACAGAAGCAAGAGGAACTTGCACAGAATGTGGCAAAGAATCACGAGAGGACCAAGAAATTTTAAAAATAAGATTCGACCATTATGAATCAAGCATTTTCTTGTGTGAAAGATGCCTTAAAACTTTGCATCATGTTATTGGAACATGGATTAAGGAGTGAAAAATGTGTACATTACAATTTAATGTAGATGGAGAATTTATAACGGATCTATCAAGAGAATGGTTTTATGTAGAAGGTAAAGGATACGATAAGTGTATGGATCTGTTGGAATCTTCCATGCATGGAACTGATGAAACTAAAGAACAAATTATAAGACATGCTGAAGATCTTTTGCTTGGACGCGCAGCATTAAAAGGAAATACAGGAGATGGAACATACCATTTGGAAATTTATCCACCTGAAAATGAGGAGAAAATGCCAGAAGATATGAATGTATGGAAAATTGTAGGAGAGCAAAAGAAAGTTAAAGATGAATTAGAACGGTATAAAATGCGTTGGAACGTTGCAATGAAAATCATTCCTAGATATCTAAAAAAGAGAATTGCTGATGAACTTGATGAAGAGATTACAGACCCACAGCCGGTAGTATCAAGAGAGTTAGATAGTTATATGAAAAGAATGCTTGATACAGAGGAACATACAACCAAAGATTATGGCTGGTTAGAACCAAGCGGAAAATTCCATGCGGTAAAATGGGGAGATCATCAAAAGTGGGCTTATGAGTATTTAGAAAGTAAGGTAAAAAATGGCGAAGAATATTCAAAGCTGCCAAGACTTTATGAAGCTGGGGATGTATTGACAAAAGAAGGCTGGGTACTTCTTCATAACCCGTCG